CTAAACAATAAACTGAAAGGAAAATAAAATGAGAGTTAACGGAGTAAAGCTGAATTCGTTCCAGATCATGTTCGCGAAAGATCTTATGGGGGATCTTTATATGAGTGACACCCGCGCCGAGTCGCGGTTGACGAATCTAGGCGCCAAGTACGGAGTCGACGTCGTGGAATTGCTCCAGACTGCTTCTAAGACTTGGGAAGCCAAGAACGCCGAATTCAAGAAGCTGGAAGCTGAAGACCTCGCAAAGGTGTGATATGCCGAAGCCGACTCTACTTCAAGAAGTAGAACAATTTCTTTACACTCACGGTCAACAATTGATCGGCAAGAAAACCTTGCTCGACATCGTGAAGAAGTGGGAGTCGGCTTACAATCAACGGATCGAAGAACTTGAAACTAAACCCTTGACTGACGAATTTGATCGTATGGTTTCAGAGGGTGGACTCGCCAAAATGGACCGCAGGTGTGACTGCGCTGCAGTAAGAATGCCGCCGTGTTCTTGGTGCGAGATGAGTGAAGAAGAGTACAACGACCATTACGAAAACAGAGGGAATAGATATGAAGACATTGATTAATGCTTTGATCTTGGGTTTGATTTTAGCCGTGACGCCATTTAAGGCCGTCGCTACCGACGCGTTTTCTCTCCGGATGGGAACTGATCTCACTCATTACAAAGACCAGACTTCTATCTATTCTCTGGGCTACGAGACGTTCGATCGCCACGGTTGGGGTGCTAAGATCGAAGGCGGTGGTTGGACCGATATCGCCGACGATCGTAGGTGCTCCCCCTTCGGGGCAGTTTTGGTCGGCAAACAATTTGGCGATTATCGCGGTTTGAACCTGACTGGGCTAGTTGGCGCTGGAATCATTGGGGCTCCCGACGCGGCGCTTTCGACCACTTTTCAATTCACCGAAGAAGTCACGGTTGGGTATGATGTAGTTGGCCTCGGTTTCAAGCACTTCTCGAACGCTGGTATCAAAGAGCCCAACCAGGGCCGGGATTATTTCTTTGTCAACCTGGCGTTCCCATGGTGAACAAACTTTGTTCGTGGTGCAAGCCGTGTCAAGCTTTATTTTGTGATTGTGGTCCTTGCGGCAGCGATGATTGCGACGCATGTACTAAAATAATGGACGAGATGAACAATGATTGGAAGGAAAGTCAGAAATCTGAAGAAGAAATGTCCGCTGCAGATGACGGTCCGCCGTGTATCTGGGACGATGAAGATTCTGAAGGCGCAGGAGGAGATGGACTATGAAAACTGAAGTGAGAAAGACTCGTAAGTACGGTCGTGGAGTGTTTGCAACTCGTGATTTCAAACGGGATCAAATCGTGGAAATCTCCCCGGTGATTATCATCGAGAATCCAGATTTCGTACCCCGCACGATCCTCAACACGTACACTTTCGAGTGGAACCGAGGAGCTTCAGCGATTGCTCTAGGAGTTGGGTCCCTCTTCAATCACTCCAAGCGATCGAACGTGACGTACAATCCAGTCTTCCAAAACAAGACCTTGATCTTCGTCGCGCGTCGAGACATTCGTAAAGGAGAGCAACTCTTCATCGATTACGGCTACGACCCCAAGTACGGAGTCGAGACCACTGAGAAGGCTATGTACAATGCTCTCAAGCGTAAGTACGAACCCAAAGTCGAAGAGCCACGCGAAGAACGCAAGAGCGTGGTGGCACCAGTTTCATCGGCCCAGGTAGGTTTTACTGATGAATCGGTTGTAAGGTACCGTGGATGAGCGTTACCGATAAAGATCTCAATAGCTTGAAGACGACTCTCGAGTATTGGGGCAACAATTGCGGTGGTTGCGAAACTTGCAATCAAATCTTTGGAGACAGAACTCAACCAGAGTTTGATCTTCAAGAACTCCACGAAATAGTAACTGAACTAGTTGAACGCCGCAAACCTTGGTGGCGGAGGATTTTTAAAAGAACACGAAGTGGGGTTCAGAAATGAAAGTGTATGAGGTTCACTTTAGTCATCAAATAGAGGGTGGAGTAGAAGGCACGTTCTCTACTTTAGAAAAAGCTAAACAATACTTGATTGATCGCGGTGTCGATCCTGCATCAGAAAACGCAGTTAGCGGGTATATCTTTTTCAAAACCAAATCGGGTTTGAGTTATTTCATCAAAGAAATCGGCGTTCAATAAAAAGAAAGGGCCGAATCCCGTTAGAGATTCGGCCCTTAACTTTTAGCTTTCGCCGGAACCTTAGATCAGGTTTTCCGCGATGGTCTGCTTACGAGCAGCCGACACGAGAGGCGTGCCGTACAAGAGCTGGAGCCACTTGTAGGACGTATCCGTAACAGCGAGGTCGTACTTGATCATCGAACCCAGCTGTTTCCAGCAGAGCGCATCGCTGTCATGCATCAGCAGGAAGGCGCGAGCCGAACCCGGAAGTTGCATGTTGTAGTCGATGCTGACCGCAGCGCCAGACGAGCCGAGCGCAACGCGACCGATGAATTCCCAAGCGGCGCCAGCGCCGTCCTTAGGAGACCGGAAGACGTTAGCGTACAGCGGAGAACCAGTCCACGAAATTTCCATCGTGACTTTATCGCCAGCCGCGACCGCGCCAGACACTTCGCCAGACGGAGCAGTTTCGCCATCCGCGAACACGAGGGACACTTTGTATCCGTACGTGCCAGCGTCCGAAGCGCCGAATTCCGAAGCACCATCAGCAGGGCTGAGCATGTTCGCAATCGTCGGAGCCGCACCAGCGCTCACGCCAGCAGCGAGAGGAGCTTTGCGAGGACGATTGAAGAGCGACGGCTTGAAACGATAGTCGATCGTTCCAGTGTGCTCTTTCACGCGGTTACCCGACGTGAGCGTCTCACCAGGCAGCGTGCGCTGCTTGTTGTAGAAGTCACGCGAGAACTTCGAGTGCGTGTCCGTGCCGAGGTAGCAATCCATGGCCATACCGAACGAGTTAACGTTCTTGAGGGCCATACGTTCAGCGACGACGTCGTCGAACTGATCGCGGATGTCGAGGATCACGCTCTCGTCAGCACCAGCGCTGTCGAAACCAGCGAAGGCAGTGCTCTTGTACTGGGACAGAGCTTCTTTTTGACGAACTTGCTTCAGAATCCCGTCGTACTCGAGGGAGTTCATGGCAGAGTCAGCGTCGAACATCGCGCGCTCGTTGCGGGCGAGGAGTTCGATCGTCTTGTTCTTCACTTCGCGAGCGATGACCGGACCGTGAGCCGCTTGGATCAAGGTCAGGTTGTGCTGAACTTGGCCTTGCGTTCCAAGGTATTTCACTTGGATCACTTCACGATCATAAGCAGCATCGGTTTGAACCGGGTTGCCGCCCATGGCGAAGAACGGAGAAACTTCTTGACCGTACGAGTTCTGAACGTTATATTCATGAACCGTCTGGGGAACTTTTTCCTTGATGATGTCTTTCCACAGCTTGAGGTGCTCAAGGCCGTGAGTGACGAGTTTCAGGGTGCGGTCGAGATCTTCAACAGCGAGCGCGGAGCCACCAGCGAGGGAGCCGGGAGCGGTCGTGCCGTAGTTTTGAGAGATCGACAGCGCCTTTTGGAGCTGCTCAACTTGAGCTGCAGAATGGGAACCGAAGCCTTGCATGCTCGGATCATTCGCAACTTGATCGATAATATTGGACATTTGCGTTTCCTTTGTGGTTACTAAAACTTTTTTGCTATTAGATTACTGTAAGGGCAGTGTTAACTAAACTATTATACTCGAACTTACTTTTTTCCTTCGAGATGCTTTTCGATCTTCGCGCGAGCTTCAGCATCATTGCAGCGGCCAGTCATTTCGATTTCCGAAACGATAACCGAGTCAATTTTGCCAGACTTCGCGAGGTCGAAGGCAGCATCAAGAATTTCAGACTTCGTGAAAGTTTCAGGGCCCTTCGTAGAAGGGTCTTGACTCTTCTCAAGAGACTCAATATTGGTCACGCTCTTCGCGCGAACAGGCTGAGAAGCCATAGCTTTAATCAGCTCTTGAGTCTCATGGAAAGACTTACGAAGTTCTTCGTTTTCTTTCTGGAACTTAGCGGTCGCAGCAGCGACAGCGCTCTTCACGAGATCTTCTTGTTCTTTCTTGGCCGACTCAGCTTTACGGAGTTCTTCCACTTTAGCCGCTTTTTGAGCAGCTTCAGCTTTAGACTTCCGGAACTCTTCGAACTCTTTCACTTCTTCGTCGCTCAGCTCAGTGCCGTCGCTTTTCTTGAAGGGAGCCGAACGAGGAGCCACGGGCTTGGAAGCCATATGGCCTTGAGCCGAAACTTGGTCGATAGCTTTCGACTGTTTCTTAGCTTCTTCGTTCTCTTCTTCGCCGTGGGCCTGAGCAATCGCGGCATCGTATTCAGAGTCGCGCTTGCCGTCTTGATCGCTTTGAGGAACGTCAGAGATTTGCTTAGGACGGCCAGCTCCGCGGGAAGCGTCGCTTTGCATCGCAGGGGCCGAGGCAATCGCGGCGTCAGCCGTAGTCTTGCTGTCTTGAGCGAGGTCGAGAGGGGAACCCTTCTCGACAACTTCGCTGAACACTTCATCAAGAAGCGCGTCGATCGACTTCGTCAGCTCTTCACTCTGGGCGGTCTTGTTTTCAGTGCTCATTGGTAATCTCCTAAATCCTTAAGATTAGCTGGACATCAACGCGGCAGCTTTAAGCGCAGCGATGACTTCATCAATTTTCGCTTCGATCACGTCAAGGCGAGCTTCAACTTCATCGACACTCGCTTGAATCGCGGCGTCAACTTCGGCACCAGTCGGTTCAGCGCTGTCAGCATAAGTGCCTGAAACCGCACTCAAATCACTGGTTGAGCCGATCGCGTCGACTTCGTCAGCAGGGCCGGAACCTTGCGCGTCGATCGCAGCGGCAACTTCTTCGCCGAGCTCTTTGCTAGCGAGAGCGTTCTTAAGTGCTTTTTGGGCAGGTACTGAAAGTGACATGAGATCTCCTAAAACGTTATAGTTCAATTATACCGAAAACTGTTCTTTTGCTTTTTTACCCTTTGATATTCGGGCGAACATGGTCCCGATCACCAACTTGTTGGGCAGCGTCTGCTTGGGCCCGGATCTTTTCTTTGTCGTGCTTGCCAGCTCCAGATTGCTCAGCAAGCTGGTTAAGTTCGCCGCGCGACTT